GCGAGTTGCCTGGCGAATCGGGTCATTACGCAATGGCTTAAACCGGCGGGGTCGTCACGCATCCCTGCGTTCCTTCAGAGGTCTGAGATGAAAACGAAGCGCCATGCCCCGTTCACCCGCTGCTTTCGCCGCCGCCGGCACGTCCGCCCGCCGAAGTCCCCGGCGACCGCGAAAAGGGCGGCGTAGCTCATGCGGCGCTCTCGATGGAGGATGTAGGAGCCCACAGGCGCCCGCCGGGCCTGCGGTACGAAGGCGGATAAACGCCAGGGTCGTAAACCAGTTCCCCGCCCGAAATTTCCGCGAACGCTTCGGCGATGGCCGGCGGAACGAAATCGCCCCACTGAGAGACCGCCTGCTTGGAAATCCCGGCCGCCCTCGCGACTGCGGCCTTCGATCCAAAATGAGAGATCGCGTCCTGTTTTTTCATGCCCAAAAGAGTAAAGCATACTGCACTTGCAGGTCAAGAAAACTTTTTATCCGGTTCAGACGCCCCGTCCCGAGCGGGGATTTTTTTCTAATCTTAGTCAAGAATACTTGACTATCAAAAGCACAGTATGCTTTACTATATCACAACCCGCCGCTACGGTGAAAGTTTCCGCCGGCGGGCCAATCCTCCTTTGGTGGTTGACATTCCCCCGGTCTTGGGCCGGGGGTTTTTTAGGAGCAGAACATGCAAGCCTATGAGCAATCCCTTGACGAGCAGATGCGTAAATCGCTCGCGGCGATGCGGCTAGAACAAAAGCGACGGAACCGCGCCAATCTCGCCCGCTGTTTGGACGAGTGGCGGAACTATGCCTTGCGCCGCCGCCCGCTCCGCCCGACGGAAAGTCGGGAAATCATCCAAGATCAGGCGTACCAGCAGCTATTGCTGGAAATCACCGGGGCAATGAAATGAGCGCGGCGATCACGATCCGAGTGTCCGGCGTCCGGCTGGACGAGCGCACCTTCATCGACGTGCTCCCACGGGCAGCAAAGCGACTGGAGATGGTCTCCTGGACGGTGCGGCCGGGCACGGTGCGGCTGCACGTCGATCCACGCGAGCCGCTCGTGCTGCTCGACGCAACTGTAAGCAGAATGGCCCGGCACATCGGCGGCACCGCCAGGCACGAAGGATTCGACGGCTACCGGATCATTGCAGGACAACAGAGGGTGGCGGCATGAATCCGACCATCGTTCGCGCCATCGTCTCCGACCGATTCGGCAAAGTCCTGTTCGATTCCGAAGCGCCGCGATACTGGCGCCCTGGCCCCGCGCGCCCGCCCATCGTGCGGCGCTACGCGCCACCGGCCGCACCGGTCGCCGATCCCGCCGCGCCGACCGCTCTCGCCTTGGTATGCGCCCTGGTCGGCGCCGCCATTGCCTTGGGGGCGATACCATGAAAACCGTGGTAGTCCTAATCGAAAAGCATTTCGTCTGCCCCGTGGCGGTATCAATCCCCGACTGGTGGGACGAAGCCATCGCCCGGCGACGCCTCGGCACGCCAGAGGCGCTTGGGATGCTGGAGGACATGGCCGACCCATGCGGCTGGGAAGAGACCAACGAAGAGCCGGCAATCAGGGTGATCGGAGCGCCGGGCGGGCCGGTGACAGCGTGCCTTGAGTTCTGCGCCGACGACCAGATACCGGCACATCCCGCGCACGTGCGGCTGGGAAGAGACCAACGAAGAGGCGGCATCAGGGTGATCGGAGCGCCGGGCGGGCCGGTGACAGCGTGCCTTGAGTTCGGCGCCGACGACCCGATGCCGGCACATCCCGCGCAACTGGGCTTGACGGTATGAGCCCGCCATCCGTCGCCGCGCTGTTCGCCGTCGCCGGCAGCAGGTTCTACCAGCCCGCGCCGGCCGAAGTTGAGGATTGCGAGAATCTGGCAAAACTGGGTTTCGTCCAGCCCGTCAAGCAAGGCAAGCTGGGCGGCTATGCCATGGCCCTGGAAGGGACGAAATTCGTGCGGCGCTACATGGGATATTAGCGATGAAACCGTGGAGCGACGAAGATAAAGCGCTGCTCAGAGAGCACTATCCGAAAACGGGAACGATGGCATTGCGCGATATGATGCCGGACCGGACGATCAGACAAATACGCGCGATGGCGTCCTTGCTCGGTTTGTTCGTGGACCTGAAAAAAAGAAACTCATCCACGAAAGCGGCGTGGACCGAAAAAGAGGACATTTATCTTCGCAAGAACTATTGGCGGGTCAGAAAAAGAACGGACCCGACGACCAAACGAACGATAGCGATGGCGCTTAAAAGAAGCGAATGGGAAATAACCCGCCGCGCGAGCGCCCTCGGTTTGCTCCGACATAGCAAGAAACAGCCCCACTGGACCGAAGAAGAAATCGAGTTTTTGGCCGAACACGCCGGCCGTTCCACGGATTGGGTGAGGATGGCGATGAAGCGGCTCGGATGGCCGTTGCGCACCGAAACGTCAATCGCGAAAATGAGGAAGCGGATCGGATTGACGGTGGTATGCAACGGCTCTGTTTACAGCGCCGGAGAGTTGGCTCGACTCATCGGAACCAGCTCTAAAGAAATATGCTCGTGGATCAAGCGCGGAATGCTGGACGCCAAACCGCGCACCGAATCGATAGACCCGAACCACGGGGGGGTTGGGGATCGGTGGGAAATTAAGCCGGAATCGGTCAAGCGGTTTATTTTCAAGCACCCTGCCTACATCGATTTTGGGGCGGTGGACAAAGACTGGTTCTTATCCATTCTAGAGCCCGAAAAAGCGCCGCGCCCGACATTGCGGCAAGCGAAGTGCGGCCACGACCGCGAAGCGCTGCGCCGTCGAACGTCACCGCGCGCTTGGGTTCCGCATCCCGACCACGGTTAAGATTTTGCCAGGGTAGGGGCGACCGGCCGGTCGCCCCTACACCTCGATTTCGATCCCCGTCAAGGCCGGCGCCGGCCCTTCCACCTTGCCGGAGCGCACGAACGCCATTTGCCCGACCGGCACCGATTGCCCGCTGGCGACCACATGCCCGCCGCCGGGCAACTCGATCAGGCTAGTGTTGGACCCGTCGCCACGATGGGCCAGCACCTCGCCGACCATCAGCGGATCGGACCCGGACAGCGCCACGTACCGGCTCCACGGATTGCGTCGCCACGTCATGATTCCACCTCCTTCCGCTCGATTCCCACCGCTTGCCGGACCCGCAGCCCGGCCGACCAGAACGCCGTGACCCGCACGCTGCGCACCATTCCCCGCACCCCGGCGATTTCCGCCAGCAAGCCCGGCCGCAACAGACCCGGCCCGGAGCCGCCTTCCGGGGTCAACAGCAGGACGGCATCCAACCCGTGGCCCGGACCCGCCGCCGATAGCACCGCGATACCCCGCGCCCGCAGCGCGTCCACATGGCACAACAGCGGGTCAACGATGGGCTCGGCCGGCACGATAGCCCCGTCTGTCCCGGCGATTTTCACCCAGGCCACGTTGCCGTGCAGCGTCCCGGACACATAGCAGCCGTTCAGCAGCGGCCGGTTTTCCGGCGCCCGGTCGAGCGAAATGACCGCCGCCTCGGGGATCCCCACGTCCGCCGTCTGCCCGTCCCACAGCCACGCGGCGGTGGGATAGCGCGGATAGGCGGTGAGGATCGCGGCGGCGGGATCGCTGTACAGGCAGCCGTCAACCGGTTTGACCAGCCCGACCAGTTGATCGATAGGCGTCCCGCTCCACGAGTACAGCCCGCCCGGCACCAGCCAGTCGGCCGGCAAGTCCCAAACCAGCGTCCAGCCCAGATTGTCGAGCGCCTGTTCCGCCAGTTGCTGGGCGGTGCGCGGGCTGGATTCCACGCCGGCCGATGGCGCCGTGAACGGGTCGTGCAGCCACGCCGAACGGCTGCGGCCCTTGAGCGATTGCCGGTTTTCGTTGAATTTTCGGCTGGCGCTGGGCGAATCCAGCAAGAAGCGCCAGACGTGGCCGTTGATCGTCGCCTCCACCTCCACCGGCAGGAACGCGGGCGGTTGCGGTTGCAGCAGCGTCCACCCCTCCGGGCCGGCCAGAGTGGCGGACAGCGCCCAGCACCAGCTATCCGCGTCAGTTTCGATGGTCATGCCGGTGACGGCCAGCGGCGCCCGGTCGGGCAAGCGCACCAGAGAGCAGGAATTGAGCACGCGATACACCTTCAAGGCAGGGATGTTGACGGCAGGCCACAGCGGGCAGGGCGAGCGGCCGAGATTGAGGTTGATCGGCCCCGGCGATGTGGGCAGCGGACAGCGTAAGTCCAGATTGACGATGCCGACCGGCGGCTTGTAGGGCGGATCGACGGGCGGGTGCGGCGGTCCCGGATTCGGTGCGTTGGCCGGATAGCCGGCCTGTCGCCAGCGCTCGATTTCTGCCGCCGTCAAAAACGCGCCATCGCCGAACCGATCCACGAGCGAAATCGACGCCGGTTCCCCTTGCGACCAGGGCGCCCGCCAATCCGGCGTCAGGCGTGGCAGGGTCATGACCCAATGGGCCGATTCGCCGCGCCGCAGCCCGTACCCATCGCGCCACGCATCGAATCCCGCGCGCGCGACGAAGCCGCCCTGCCGCCACCGTTCCACGCCGGAACCGAGTAGGGGCGACCGGCCGGTCGCCCCTGCCACCCACCGATCCACGGCCGAGCCGATCAGCCGCGCCGAATCGCGCCACCGCACAGACGCCCCGCCGACGAGTAGGGGCGACCGGCCGGTCGCCCCTGCCGCCCACCGATCCACGGCCGCGCCCGGCAAGCGCACCGAATCGCGCCACGCCAGCGCCCGGCCGGTCGGAGCTGCGTCCGCCTCGCGCCAGTCTTCGGCGGTGATGGCGTGAACGGCGGAGAGCAGGTTTGGATCGTAGGCGATGGCCGCGATGGCGCGGGCGCCGCCGGTGCGGGCCGCTATCGTCGCCCTGACCGACAACCTGACGCGGATAGCCGCCGAGGCGCCGCCGGTGCGAGCGGCGACGGCGATGGTCCGATCATCGCTGCCGCTCGTCAAATCGAGATCGACGATGCCAACCGGCGGGGTGTAAGCGCCCGTTAAATCGAGGTTGACGATGCCCACCGGCGGAACGTAGTCCGCCACGGGCTAGCCCTCTGTGACGATGAACGAGGTGATGGTGCTCAGCGAGCCGGCCACCAGCGCCAGGTTATCCATTTCGATGGCTGCGCCGCTGCCGACCGCGCCCGCGTCGTAATCGCCGACCACCGCGCCCAGCGCATCGAACGCCCGCCCCCAAACGGCGGTGCCGGTGGCCAGGTTAAGCGCGGCGGCAATGGTGTCGGCGGTCAGCACGCCATCGGTCGCGGCGCCGAACGGATCGGGCAAGTCGAACACGGCCAGCTCGGTTTGCGTCGTGATCGCGGTATCGGGAGTGGCCGGAACCGGCGCGGTGTAAATCGACAGCGTTCCGCCGTCCAGCCACGCCGAATGCAGCTCGGCGCGGGCCGTGCGGCGGGCGGCGGCGAAGCGGATCAGGTCGCTCACGGCATCGGCTCCGGCGTGACCAGATCGGCGATGGCGGCATTTTTCGGATTGTTTCCGCTATCGAATGCGACGATCACGTAGCCCTGCGGCACGTTCTTCAGATATTTCGCCTCGTAATTTCCGCTCGCGGCGCTCCAGATTTCGCGCAGCGGAAGTCCGGTTGCTCGGTCGAACACGATAACGCGGCGCCGTGCCTGCGCTCCGCTGACCGTAATAACTCCTCTAACTCGGTGCTGGCCGCCAAACAGCGTATCGATTCCGCGCACCATGAGAGGGCCGATCAGTTTTCCGGCCATTATCGCCACGGCCCCGATATATCGACGAGGAAAGCGTAGGTTGTGCCGCCCGATACGGGTTTTTGCACCATCAGCGTTCTCCCCTCCAGGCCGGATATGGCAGAATGGAACGATCCCTCGGCCAGCGACGACGCGATATGAGCCGGCGCGTAGATCCCCGGCAACACCCCGCGAAACGTCGCGACGTTGCTATATAGAGTCCCGCCCTCCCACACATCAACAGACGAACACAACAGACGATTGTTGATCGAATCCGGATAAGGGATACCGGAATATCCCATCCAATTATATGACATGACGTGACCGAGCTTGATGACCTGAATTGCCGTTCCGGTTTGCGTGTGCGCGCGCGGCATAAAATGCCCGTCGTTATAATTGCAAGCCTGTATTCGGCATTGGTTCGCCAATGTCGTCGTTGTGCCGACGATGAGTAGTGTTCTATACGCATCTGGCGATTTTTCGCTTGCGATATCGCCGAATAACCAACCTACCCAGTTCGCCCCGGCGTCATAATTGACCATCAGCACGAATCCCATAGCGTCGCCGATCAACCGCCACGGACGCGCGGCCGAGCTTGCCGCAGAGGATTTCGGCGCGTAGCCGCCCCCCGACAATTGCGCATCGGTCGGGAAAAGCCCGGTTCCAGTATCGACATCGGACATTGATTCGTAGCCACGGACGCGCGCGTAGGTAGCTGAACCTGCCCCGGTGTCGTCTATTCGCAAATACAGCCGGCTGCTCGCCACATCATCGGCGCGATAGACGGCTTTGTTCGTGCCGCTGAACACCTTTGAAAACCCGAGCGGCGCCCGCTTGGCGGTAATCGTGCCGGTTGCGGTCTGATCGGCGATGCCGGAAGTGGCAAAGGTGAATGTGGTGCTGTTCGGGACGCTGGCGATGCGCCAAGTCCCGTTCAGCCCGGCCGGGGTGGCGCCGGCTATCGTGATCACGGGACCGACCGCGCCGCCGACCATTGTGAAACCGTGCCCGGCGTTGACCGTGCCGGTGGCGACGTTGCCGGCGACGACAAGCGAGTTGAGGGTGACCGTGCCGAAACCGTCCTTCAGGCAAGCGTCTAGCACCGAAATGAGTGCGCCGGGCGTGCCGGACAGCGCCGGTGCGCCGGCCATTGTCGAGTCGTAATATCGGACACTGGTATCAAGCATCTTTACGCAACCCTATAGAAATCGTCAGCCCTGATCTACATTTCCGACCAGGATCAATTCCACCGAATCCGGGTCTTGTCCGGTCGGGTCGGACGGCTGCACCGCGCGGATCAGGTCGATGGGGTAGTTCGCGCCGATCAAGTTGAAACGCAGGCAATTTCCGGTCGCCCAGCCGCTGCCCCAGCCCTGGTGAGGGATCGTGAAATAGGGCTGGCCGGTGAGGCTGTTGATCGGGGCGCAATCTTGCGTCGTGTCGCCGACGCCGATGATGCCGAGGTTTTCGCCGATGACCTGAAATCCCGTGGCGCTGGTGAACTTGACCAGCATCCGGTCGGTGTAGGCGCCGAGGTTGGACACGGCAATGGGCCACTGGGCGTCGTTGTACTGGGCCAGCGGTTCGGAACCGATCAGCTCGTCGGACCAAACCGAGGTCCAGGTGCTTTGCGCGAACAGGTTGGACACTCGCGCTTGCATCGTGCCGATGGGCAGCACGGCGGAGCAACGCGATTCGTCGGCCGGGTAGGCGTGCGACAGGGCTTTGTTGAGCGACAGCTTGCCGGAAATATCCACCGCGACCAGCCGCGCCAGATCGGCGACCGTGTGAACGATTTTGTACGGCGCCGAAAAGCCGGTCAGGTTCAGGGTGGGCGACATGGCGACGATGCCCGCCACGCGGTCAACGGTGTATTGATCGGCGCCCAACCGCTTGTCGGCGGCGTCTTCGATCACCGCCCGATACAGCCGGGTCCGGCCGCAATCGATGACCTGGGTGGGTGACAGGCTGGATTGGGCGAGGTTGGCGGTGTGATGCACCAGCACCAGTCGGCCGCTGTTGAAGATCAACGCCTTACCGTCCGGCGGCAAGCGGGCGGCATTCAGTCCGAGCAGCGCCGAATCCGGCGGCAGAAAGGTTTGGGCGACGGCGTTGTAGACGATGGAATCCGCCGCGACCAGGCGCGGTTGCCAGATTTTCAGCGTGCCGGCGAAGTCGATGCGGTGGGCCGGGTCGTACCAGACCTCGGCTTTTTCGTCCAGGGTCAACTCCGAGTCCACCCGCCAACGCCCGAACCGGGCGCGGATCACGCCCAACTGATAATCGGCGCGGATCGTGCAGTCGGAGTCTTCAAGCAGCCCGGTCCCGTCCACCGTTTTTAATTTTGCCTCGCCGTCCAGCGCGCTGTAGCGCAGTTGCAAGGTGCCCGACTTGAGCGGCGAAATCGGCGCCCGGAACACGACCTGATCCACCGGCTGCGCGGCCAGATCGGTCAGCAGGCTTTCCAGCGTCACCGCGTTGCTCGCGCCCGGCGTCCAGTTGTCGATGCGGGCGATACCCGAACTGGGGTCCAGGCTCCCGGCCAAGGTGCCGGCGCCGGTGTCCGGGGCCGGGTTGCGGTAGATCTGCCCGGCGGTGTCGGCGAACAGGTCGGCGCCGATGCGGAACCGCAGCGAGCCTTGGACGGCGGTTTCGGCGTAGCCTTTGGTCAAGTCGATTTCGAGCTGGGCGAGCGTCGCGGTTTCGGTCGCGGCCGAATCGCCGCCGACCGTGCGGTAGCGCACCTTCACGTAGCCGCTCTCGTCCGGCGGGTACTCGGCGCCGGCCGGGATGTACTCGAACCCGTCGAACGTGGTGCGGTAGGTGTTGACGATCAGCGTCCCGCCGCCGGATGAGGTCGTGCTGGTGCCCAGCAGCTTGGGGCTGTAGATCGGTTTGGGGAGCGAAACGGACACGTCGGGCAAAAAATCCAGCGTGCCGGCGGCATAGTTGACCGTGCCGTTGGTGCCGCCCGAAATCGTCAGCGCTCCCGCGCCGTTGTCGCGCGCGATCTTGATCGGGTCAAAGCGCCGCATCGGCGGGGCGATGAATTCCACGGTGGTGGACAGCGCGGCCTCGTAATCGATCACCAGCAAATTCCACTCCACCTCGACCGTGTTTGCCCGGACATTGGTGTGGTCCAGCGTCAGCGCCAAATGGCCGTTCGGTTCGCGCAGCGGGTGGGCGAACGCCTTTTCGTAGGGCGTGCCGTGGTCGTAGCTCAGGGAGAATTCGGTGTTCAGGCTGGGGAGCACGGTCGGGGTCACCGTCCATTCGCCGGTGGCGTAGCGAACCGTGCCGCTGCCGCCGGTGCCGGTCAGCGCGCCCAGGCCGTTGTCGTTCAGCGTGTAAGTGACGCTGTTGTAGGTCCATTCCAGGGTGACCGAGTTGGGCGCGAGACCGGTGTGCGCGGCGGTGCCCCGGACCACTGCGGGCGGCACGGCGGACCCGCCCTTGGCCGAGTACTGGGCCAGCGTGCCCCAGGCGTAGATGATCTCGGACCCCACGTCGGGCAGGGCGCCGGTGCTGATCGTCGCCGTGCCGGTGGCGAAACTCAGGTTGCCGCTGCCATAGCTTGAATCGGCGCCGCGCAACACCCCGCCCCCTTGATCGGTCAGCGTGTACCACTGGTTGTTGACCCGGTAGGACACGCGGAGAGTTTGCGGCGCCGGGATCGGCGCGAGGGTGAGCACCCAGACATAGCCGCGATTTTCGGTCGTGACCGCCTGCGAGGCGGTGTCCGCCACGCGCAACGGCCGGCCGGCCGGCTTGAAGGTGACGGTCTTGCTGGCGGCGCCGTAATTGGGGCAGGACGAGTTGAAGCGGCAAACGCCGTTGCCGTAGTCGATGTTTCCGATCACGGCGGTCGCCAGCTTGACGTTGCCGTTATCGTCTGTCAGGGTGGCGCCGGACACGGCGATGGACAGCGTTCCCGGCGTGCAGGCGGTGCCGAGGAACAGGCTGGCGTCGGGCTTTACGCACTGGGTCGCGGTGGTGAAATTCACCGTCGCGGCATTGGCGGCGACCAGAACGGCGGAATCCGCGCCGGGGGTCACGTCCGGCAGCGCGGTTTCGGCGAACGCGGTGGGAATCAGCGGCGAATAGAGCGAGTCCACCATCACCGAAAAATCGCCCAGGGCCGCGCTTTCGGCCAGCGGACGCACGCCGTACAGCGGCACCGCCTCGGCGTTGTAGCGGGTCTCGTAAACCAATGCGGTGGCATTGCCGGGGGTCGGGTCGCCCCTGGAGGGCTCCAGTCCCGCGTAATCGCCCGCGAGCGGTTCGGCGATCTCGCAGGTCAGCACGCGGACCTGATATTGGATCGTGACGGTGTTCACCACTTCATACTGGGTTCGCACTTCATCCGTAACCCTGGTCACCCAGGCGAATTGCGAGTGCTGCTCCACCGCACCCGATTGTGCGACCAGCTCGACGCGCCCACCGGCGGGCAGCAACGGCGCTTCCGGCCGCTGCCAGAGCAGCAGGGCGCGCTGGCCGGCGAGATGCTGACCGTACAGCCAGCCGTTGTAGCGTGGGCCGCGCGTGATGGTTTGCTCGATGCGGGCTTGCAGGTCGGCGCGCTCGTCGTAGCCATCGCCGGTGGAAAAGGCCAGCACGGACACGGCTGGATCTTCCGGCTCTCTGAGCACCGCGACCCCGGCGTCGAGGTATTTGTCGGTATTGGCGCTGGTGACGGCGGCGAACACTTTGCGGATGGAGACATCGCCGGCCGCGCGGTCCTGGTCTGTCACGTCGTCAAAGATCTGGTTCTCGACGCCCGATTCGATGGCGTTCGCGGTCATTCGCCCGCCGCCATCGGCGAAGTCTGTCATTCGCTCCGCTTGAAAGAATTTGAGATCGGATACGGCGATGGTCATCGGAGACTCCGGTTTTTGGCGGCTTCGAGCGCGTCCAGAAAGTCGTTGGGGTCGCTGTCGGTGGTGGCGGTCAGGGTTTTGCCGCCCGCGCCCAGCAGGTTGAGCTGATAGACTTTGGCGACACCGGTGGAGGAGGTGCCGCCGCCGGTCTTCGATGGCGACCGGCCGGTCGTCCCGGTGTTGCCGTCGGCGGCGGTCTGTTCCCGCTCCCGCTGGTTCTGCTCCAGGTTGCGTTCTTTCAGGTCGTACAGCTCTTGCAGCTTGCGTTTTTGCTCTTCGTAGAGCGCGATCAGTTCGCGGTTTTGGGCGCGCTGCGCTTCCGCGAGCTTATCGTCAACCTCGGCCAGGGCCTGTTTTTGTTCGAGTTCCAGCTTGAGCTTGTCGGCGGCGGCGCTGTCGCCTTTTTCGGCGGCGATTTCCGCGTTCAATTCTGCGATGCGGTCGGCCGCGGATTGCGCCTCTTCTTGCATCTGGCGCAGCTTGTCGTTGGCGGCGTCGATGGCGCTCTGGAGGTTGTCCAGACGGGATTGATCGAGAAGATCGAAGGATGCTTTCGCAGCGGTCGCTTCGTCGATCAGCGCGCCGAAATTGCCGGCTCCGGTTTCGGCGAGGGTCGCCAGTTGCGCGGTCACCCGTTCCGCCGCTTCGGCCTGCCCCCAAAACGTCGCCTCCACCCGCTGCGCGGCGGCGGCGGTCTCGTTCATGTCGCGAACGAACCCGGTCCCGCCCAGATCGGCCATGGTCTGGCCCAGGGCGTCGAGGGCTTCCGCCGCTTTTTGGCCGGCGTCGGCGGTATCGACCGTGCTTTCGGTGAACTGCCGTTGCGTCTCGAACGCCTGGACGGCGGCGGGCGACAGCGCGCCGAGGCGGTCTATCCAGCCGTTGAGCGTGTCGGTGACCGCCTCGCCGGCCGCTGCGAGTTGCGCGGCGTGCTCTTTGGTGGCGGTGGCCGCTTCTTTTTCGGCGGCGGCGGTTTCTTCGGTGGCGTCCTTCTGCTCTTTGGTCGCCTCGGTGGTTTTCTTGCGCTGTTCCTCTTCGATTTTGAGGGCGGCGGTAAATTGCCCGGAAGCCAGCAACGCCAGCCGCTTGGCTTCTAGCTCATCGTACCCGGCGGCGACGAACATCTGTATTTTTGCCGTGAGCGCGGCGGTCTGTTCGGCGGTCTTGGCTTGCGCGGCGGCGGTCCCGGCTTCCGCTTCGGCGATTTTGACGGTCAGCTCTTGCTGCTTGAGCTTGAGCTGAAACTCGGCGTCGAGGGTTTCGTTGTTGGCCCTGCGGCGCTCGGCCTCCTGTTGCAGTACCGACAAGATTTCGCGCTGCTGGCTCGCCTCAAGTCGTTTCGCCTGATTGATCAGCTCCTGGAATTCGGCCTGTTCTTTGAGTTTTTCCACGGTGAGCGCGCGGGCGTCGCGCTCCCGGCCTTCCGCCTGCGCTTGCGCGATCAAAGCGTCGTAGTGCGCGGCGGCGGCGGATTGCAGCCGCTCGTACAGCCCGAGCATTTCGCGTCCTTGCTCGATTTTTGCGCGCTCGGCGCTCACCAGCGCATCGACGTTGCGGGCCTCTTGCTGCAACCGGTCGGCCAGCAGCGCGGCGGCGTCCGCCTCGGCGCGCTTGGCGGTGGCGGATTCGCGCGCCAGGGCGAGGCTTTCCTGCTGCTTCGGGGTCAGCTTGTCTTGCAGGTCGCGAACCTTTTCGAGCGCGGCAACTTTCGCGTCTTCCGCCACGGCCTCGGCACGGGCCAGGGCGGCGGCCTGTTCGGCGGCTTTCGCCCGTTGGCCGGCGAGCTGGATCGTGAGCCGTTCGGCCGTCGCCGCATCGCCCAGCGCCTTGGCTTTGTCCAGCAGGGCCTGGGTCTGGGCGATTTCCGCATCGTTGATCTGCTTGAGGTATTTTTCCCGATCCGCCAGTGACCCGGCCAACTTGTCCAGGGCGGTGACCTGCTGGTTGTAGGCGGTGACGGCCGCAAAATCGCCGGCCGACGCCTCTTGCTGCGCGGCGGCTTGGCGCTCCAGCAGCGCGGCGCGCTTGGCCTGCAAGTCGTTCAGCTTGGCGGTCTGGTCGGCGAGGTCGGCTTGCGCCCGGATATAGTCTTCCGTGCCGACCAGGGGGGTGCGGATGGTTTCGCCGGTTTCGGTGTAGGTTTCGTCCAGGTCGCGCGCGGCGAACCGTGCGCGCTTCATCACGTCTTCCTGATCCGCGATGGCTTTGTTCAGGTCGAGCAGTTGCCCGGCCAGTTGCGCGCCGTTCAGCTTTTTCAGCGCTTCGGCGTACTGGTCGGTGGATTGCGCCAGGGCATCGACGGCGGGCTTTTGCTTGGCGAACGCGCCGTACAGCAACCCGAACGAGGCGACGGCGGTGAGGATCAGCCCGGCCGGTCCCGTCAACAGCCCCATCGCGCGAGCGAACAGCCCGGCGCTGGCGGCGGCCGGCCCTTGCGCGGCGGCCAGGGCCGCTTGCGCGGCGGTATAGCGCTGAGTGGCGACCGTGGCGGCGTTCGCGGCGGCGGCGGATTGGGCGCGGGCGGCGGCGAGCGCTTCCTCGCTGGCGAACAGCCCGGCCAGGGTTTCCAGCGCTGCGAGTTGGGCTTGCGCGGCCCGCTGCTCGGCCAGGGCGCGGTTGTAGGCCGCTTGCGCGGCGGCGACATGGCCTTGCGCGGCGGCGACGTTGGCCGCCGTCTGCTGCTGCGCCGCGATGGCCTGCTGTCGGGCGGCATCCCGCGCGGCGATGGAGGCGGCGACGAACTGATAGGTGCTTTGCGCGCCTTTGGCGACCGAAGCGGCGAACGCGGCGCCCATCAAGCCGGCCACGGCATCCAGGTTGTTGGCCAGGAATTGCAGGCCGTCGCCCAGGGAGCGGGTGGCGCCGTACTGTTCGTTCAGCCGGCCGACGAACAGCGTGGCGGCGTTGGACAGTTGGCCGAGGCGCTGCTCCACCGTGACGGTGGTTTTGCCGTACAGCTCGTCGATGGCGGCTTTTTGGGACAGCAGCCCTTGCACCACCCGATCCGTGGTGAGCTGGCCGGCTTCCGCCATCGCCCGCAGTTCGCCGACCGCCACTCCGAGGCCGTCGGCGATGGCTTTCATCAGCGCCGGGCTGGCCTCCATGACGCTGTTGAACTCGTCGCCGCGCAACGTGCCGGACGCCAGGGCCTGGGTGAACTGTTGCGTGGCACCGGCGGCGGCGCCGGCCTCGGCGCCCGAAAGCTGCATCCCCTTGGCGACCAGTTCGGTCACTTCGGCGACTTGGGTTTGACTCAGGCCGAGGTCGTCGGCGTTTTGCCGAACCTTGGCGTACAGCCGGGCGGTCGAGTCCAGGTCGGATCGGGAGCGCTGCGAGATGTCCGATACCGCATCGAGCGATTCGCGATATTCCTGCTCGCTTTCCGTCGCGACCTTGATCTGATTGGACAGGTTGTCGAACGCATCGGCGCGCTCGATCAGCTCGTTCGCGCCGCCGATGCCGAGCGCGCCGCCGATCAGGCCGGTGAAGGAGCGCAGCGGCTCCAGTGCCGCTCTGGCTTGATCGGCCAGCCCGCCGACGGCGCCGCGAACCCGATCGATGACGCCCGACGCGGTATCGCGGGCGCGGAGCAGCAGCTCGACGACGGTGGAAGAACCGGCCACGCTACACCTCGATCAGCCGGATGGCGTTGACGGCGTACAGGCTGCCGGACTGCGGATCGGCGGGCGCCAGCGACTTGTAGACCGGTAGCGGCTCCACCGATAGCGGGCCGTCGCCATCGTGGCGCGGCGCGGCGGTGAAGGTTCGGCCATCGTGCAGGGTGAGGGTGTATTGCGCGCCCGCGACCAGCAGGGCGGCGCGCAGATCGGCCAGGCTGGAATAGCCCCGGTACGCTTGGGCGCGCATCACCCAAGCGGTGTAATCGTTGCCGTCCTTGGCTCCGGTGAGGGTGATCGGCCGGCCTTTCAGCTTGATCGCTTCCTCGATGACCAGGGCGCCGGACAGCGTTTGTTCCGTGCTTTGCGCCACCGGCGACCAGGCGTGCTCGTCCGACCAGATCAGGCCGGATGGCAACACCAGGGCGCCGAGAGTGATGGCCACGAGAAGCCCGATCAGCCCGTGAAATCGGTCGCCACGAACTTGATCGGGCTGTTCGCGCCCAGGGGGGTGACCAGCGGCCCGGACAATGCGCCCTTCATCCAGCCGCCCACCACCCAGTCGTAGGCTTGACTGTTGCTGACGCTGGCCTTTTCGACGGTCAAGATTCCCCAGGTTCCAGTGGCCTTGTCGAACGCCTTGCCGTTGAGATACAAGTACGCGCTCTTGGTCTTGCCCGCGCTGTAGGCTTCGCCGGCGGCGGCGGCTTTGGAGAACGTGATTTTCATCCCCGTCCCCACGGCGGCGGCATCGACGGGCTTGATGTAGCCGGCGATGCGATCCATCAGGTACTTGTCGGCGGCGACGGCGACGTCGCCCGACGTTTTGAGCGAGATGCCGGCGGCAGCGATGTATTCTCCCGGCAACTTGGTCCAGATGCCGAGGGCGGTATCGATGACCGCGTCGGTGACCGTGGCGGATGCCTGGTTGAACGCCTCGACATCGGCGCTCATGATCAGCGCCCGCAGGTCGCTGGACATGGTGTTGCACTCCAGCGAAATCTGGCCGGGCTTGGTGGCCTTTTGCACGGTCGCCAGCACCTCGCCGACGCTGCCCGCCATGTTGGAGATGAGGTCGTCGCTCTCTTGTTCGGGCGGGGTCGTTTCGAGCTTTGTGAAGTTGATCGGCCCGTAAAGTTGGGTCGGCGTGGCGTCCGACGGGCGCAAGGCGCAATAGAGAGCGCATTGCAGATAGATTTGGGAGCGTTCAAAGGCCATGATGATCTCCAGGTAGGTCGTGCGACAGGCCGATCCGGTCAGTCGAAATAGTTCAGCTCGTAAAGGAATTGCAGCGGCATCACGAACGAGGCGGTGCTCCCGGCATCCGCCGGCGGAACGAAATCAGCCGCGCCGATCCGCAGCGGTTTTTTGAACTGCGTCAGCGCGCGGCGAACGTCGTCCAAGACGGCATCCAAGGCTCTTTCCCAGTCGCCGGACCCGTCAACCAGCGCCTCCATCTGGACGATGCGCGTCCAGGTCTGGTACTTGTTGCCGGCTTCTATGCCGGCACCGCCATCGCTGGGCACGTCCCGCACCGTGGTCAGGGTGATGACCGGGAGCGCGGCCTTGCTGCCCACCGCCAGCGCCGCGCGGCCGATGGCCACAGCGGCAACGTCGGTTTGATAACCGTTTGTTACGGTTATCGTCTCCAAGCACGTTTTCAGCGCTTGCAGGTCATCCATGGCGGGCGTGCTCACCGGATCGCGACCTCCACGAACAGGCCGTCGTCGTTGACCGTCTGATCGATGCGGTAGGTTTTGCCGCCCACCATCAGGCTGTCGCCGGGCTGCGGGTCCGGCACATCCGTTTTCGGCAGTTGCGCCGTGAGCCGGTTTTCCATGCGCTCGCCGAACTCGCCGACCGGGGCCGATGACCGGTTGAGGATCGCCCAGGTGGTGACCGGCTGCGGTTCTGCGGGCGGAGCGAACGCCGGCGTGTAAACGGCGGCATCGCCCAGGTTGCGCCGGAACGCCGGCATGCCGATGGTCTGCATGATTTCGTCTAATCGGCTCATGCGCTCTTGCGCTCGTTTATCAGTAGCATCCCGATAATGCCCATGGCGCGGTTTAGCGCCCGCGCCTGGAGCACAAGAGCGATCAAAAATCCGGGTTGTAAACGATATCGGTCGGCGGCAGCGGCGGGGTCACGTCGATCAGAATCGCCTCGGCGATCTGGATGTCGGACTCGTTGCCGGTCGCGTCGAACGCGGTGATGCCGAAAATCACGCTGCCCTCCACGGCGGGCAAGCCGGCGATGGGGAGCTGGGCGGTCGTGACGTTGCCGAGTTCGGCGAACGGGCTGTCGTAGGTCGGCGGGTTGCCGTCGGCGCCCTGGTAGACGCGATAATGGTCCACGTCGGCGGAAGGGCTGGCGGTCCAGGAAATGGAGCCTTGGGGGCGGATGCGGGCCATGGTGTCACCTCTGGTTGAAGTCGTGCGAGACGGCGGTGGGGGGTTGCGGGGGAGTGCGGTCGAGGGTGACCGCGTTGGAATTTGCGGAGCATTCGCCGTTCTGGCGGCAGGCGCGCAGAACGGCGATGCCGTTGCCGGGGATGTTGATCGGCACGAGCACATCGCGGATTTCGGTCGCGGTGCCGCCGCTGATCTTTTCGCGGATCAGCTTTCCGGGCAATTGGATGTCCAGCTCGAAATAGCCCACCTGCGCCGCCTGAGGGTGCGCGTCCCACGCTAAGCCCCACCGCTCGCGGACCTTGGCGGCCGTGGCGAGAGCGGGGAGCAGGAGCAGGAGGAGCGGGAGGGCGCGGGACATCAAGCCACCGTGCCGACGCCGACGTTGAGCTTGACCGCGCCGGTGGTGGCGGCGCTGGCGGCGGCGGCGGCGGCCACGCAGCAGACAGACACATCGCCGGTGGCTGGCGTGGCGGTGCCCACGTCGAACTTGGCGGCGCTGGCGTCCCACAGCAGCTTGGCGCCGATGGCCCAGGCGCTGCCGGTGACTTTGGGCAGGGTGAACACGCCTTCGACGGCCATCGCGCCGGTGGCGTTGTTGGCGATGTCCGCCAGGGCGACGCCGATGATGTTGCCCATCACCACCGGGGTTCCGGCCGCGATGGTGGAGCCGCTGGTGTTGGTGTAGTCCAGGACGGCGCCGTCTTGCACGTATTTCGTGGTCATGGTGAAGTCTCCGAAAAGGGTTGGGCTGGAAATTACGCGCCGGCGTTCTTGTACATCGTGCGCCAGTCCAGGGCCTTCACGGCGGCGTCCAGCCGGACCTTGAACTCCACGCCATCCACCGTCCAGCCGTTTTGCTGTTCGAGGTACGGGTTCGGGTTACCGTCCAGATAAGCCACCTCTACGGTGTCGTACATGCCTTGATCGGCGGCCAGGAAATAAGCCGTGGTGCTGGAAGCATCCAACCGCGCATCGGAAACCAAGGTCAAGTTCCAGCCGCGCGCCGGGTTGTAGCGCTGGAGCTTGTTGGCGGTATCCGGGTCGTACTCGGAATTGAGCAGGATGCCGGCCGCGTCTTCCAGAGTGATCGGGACGATCAGGTAGCGCGGGCGGATGTTGAGGGCGTTGGCGGCGCCGCTGCTGTCGGTTTGCCGGCCCATCGCGGTTCGGCCGGCGCCGACGGTGGACAGCGACAGCGCGGCAGCGGAACCGGCGAGGTTGGAATGGTTGGCATGAAACAGCGCGGTGCCGTCCGCCATGTTCGGGTTGCCGGTCAACACGGCGTAAACCAGATCGCCGACTTTGCGCGGTGCGGCGCGGCCCATCTTGCGCGGGATATCGGAGAACGCGCCCAGATCGTCGTTGATGATCGCTTGGCGCGAAATCGAGAACAGCTTGCCGTAAGTGGCGAGCTGGATCTGTTCGCGGCGCTCGCCGACCGTGCCGTGCTTGAATTCCGCGCCCTCTTTGACTTCTTCGAGGTCGGAAAACTCGCTCATGCCGACGCGGGACGCGGCCTTGAAATCGGTCAATCGGCCGACGCTGGTCCAAGCTTGGAAGGTTTCATCGGCCTCGCCGTAGCCCTTGAGCATCGCCTTTTCGGCGGTGTCTTGCAGCAGGTAGGGGAAATCGCTGGTGGAATGGGTGATCGCCATCGCCACGAGCGCCATCTTGCTGCCGGGCATGGACGATACGCCGGCTTGCGCCAGACAGGCGCGGGCGGCTTCCATCAGCGTGAAGCCGCGAAACTCGTTTTTCGGATCGTCTTTTTCCAGGCCGGCGCGGATTTGCAGTGCGTTGCGCATGCCGGAGACAAAGCGCTCCCGGCCGTCGGCGGTGACTCCGCCGCGATGGGTGTTATCGACCGGCAAGGAGGCGTCGATCTTGGCGAGTTCGGCCGATAGCAGCTTGCCGGCTTGCTCGGGCGCGATGCCGGCGACGATCAGCCGCTCGGCCTCTCCGGGCAAGCGGGCGATGCGGGCCATTTGGCGAATCTCTCTGGCGTCGTCGAGGCGAGCTTGCAAGGCTTCGGCCGTGAGTTGTTCGGCGACCAGGGCGCGGCCGAGGGCTGGCTCTCCGGCGGCGAGACACCGTTCGGCGATGGCGGATGGGGCGAGAGCGGTCGGCGCGGCGGGGCTTTGATCCGGTTGTTTGAGGTCGTCGGACATGGTTTTCTCCTGCTTTGAAATGGGGGTAGATGCGGCCGGGCGCGGCGCGGTGGAACCGTTGATTTCGGCGGAAAGGCGGGCGATGAGCTGGTCCGGCGTTTCCACGCGGTCGGCCAGTCCGGCGGCGACGGCGTTTTGTCCGATGTACATCTCCGCCTCGGTGGCGCGGATGGCGCGTGGCGAGAGCGCGCGGGATTCGGCGACAGCCGCCACGAACATGGCGTAATAGTGATCGATATCGGCCTGTATCCGCGCTGCGACTTCGGGCGGCAGGGGCGCGTAGGGGTTGCCGTCAACTTTGTGGGCGCCGGCAAAAATGGGCGTCACTTTGACGCCGGCTTTTTCCATCGCGCCGGAAAGATCGGCGTGGCACGTCACCACGCCGATGCTGCCGACTTGGCCGGACAGAGAAACGGAAACGGTTTGCGCGGCGCTGGCGATCAGATAACCGGCGGATGCGGCCAGATCGCCGGCCACGGCGTGAATCGGTTTGACGGCGCGGGCCGCGCGAATCTGGTCGGCCAACTGGAAAGCGCCGCTTACTTCGCCGCCGGGGCTGTCAACATTCAAGACGACGGCGCGCACCTCTCGATCCGTAAGGGCGATATCCAGGGATTTTGCGATGACATCATAGCCCTGGACATAGCTCGAATCGGCCTGCAACCCGCCGCGATGGGCCAGCAGGCCGAACACGTCGATCACGGCGATCCCGTCGATCACGCGATAGCCGCCTTTCGCGGTCGTGCCGAATCGGGTGGTGTAGGCGTCCGGTAGATCGATGGGCGAATCGATGCCGAAGCGCGGGGCCAGGGCGGCGACGATGGCGTGCAGCTTGCCGGGGTGGATCAGCAGCGGGCAATCGAACAGCCGCGCGGCGATGTGGGGCAGATTGGTCATGGTTGTGCGGAGTCCTGCTGTTGGAATGGGGCAGGGTCTTTGCCGTAGACGAGGCCGAGCCCTCGCTCCCGCTCCTGGTCCTCGTAGTTTTGCTGGTCGATGTCTTCCACGTCCCACCCCATCTCAGCGACTACAGCGGCGCGCGAGGTGAACCCTTCGTCCACCAGGATTTTCTTGGTTTGGGCCTCTTGGAGCGGGTTGGGGTAGCTCCAGGCGTGGGAGCGCCATTCGCAGCGGCGCCACGCGCGAGGGTTGTCGAAATAGTCGCGCGGCATCCGCAGGATGCGATTCAGGGCTACCGCGTCGAGCCACGTCGACCAAACCGGTTGCAGCACCTGCGAAACAAGCCGGTCCTGCTCCATTTCCAGCTCGCGGTAGTAGGCGTTGAGGATGACTTTCATTACTCGGTCGTTGGTATCGCCGTAGTCGTTAGTCATCAGCTCGTAGGGGACGCCCATGCCGGCCGCGATGGCGCGAAGCTGCACGCGCAAGAAATCGATGCCGACCGCGCCTTTGTCGCCGTCGTAGAGGTTGAGCAGCTCGCCCTGGGCGAGATTCAGGAGATAGCCGTCTTCGAGATCGACGAACGCCCGCTGATTTTCGCGGGCCGCTTGATCGGCTTCGATCCGGGCCGCATCGTCGGTGACCGGGTTTTCGTCGTCGGTTTCCCGGTAGATGGCGCCAATAAATTTGGCGCGAGACTTCTTGCGGACGAGTTCGGCGGATTCGTAGGCGTCGAAATTGCGGGCGCGCACCAGGGCCGATATCGGCGTGGGGACGCCGCGCAGTTGGCCGGGGCGCTCCGGGGTGTAGTGGTGCAGCACGAATTGGGCCGGCACCCGGATCAAATCGTTCGCGCTGAGCGATGCGCGGCCGAGATACGGGTTCAGCTCTCCGGGATGCTGGCCGTAAAACCAGTAGGCGGCCCGAGTGCCGAACGGGGTGATCTCGATGCCTTGGCGGATGGCGTTTTTGCCGTTCGTGGCGTTGTGGCGCATGGGCACCATCGCGGCTTCCAGCGCCTGGACTTGCAGCGGGACGCTGAGGCCGTCTTCCGGCAGCCGGTTGCGAAGCCGGATGAACGCTTCGCCGGATTCGCGGCGGGCGCGGGACAGGATGCCCTGCCAGCCGTAAAAGTCGCTGGTGCCGTCGGCGTCGGCTTCGGCCGTCCAGTCGTTCCAGAGTTCGAGGAGTTCTTTTCGCAGTCCTGGGTCTGCGATTTTCGGGCGCGGTTGCAGCCCGCAGCCGATTTCGTGCGCCACCAGGATCTTAAGGGCGCGGCGCAACCAGGGGTTGTTGCGGACGGCATCCTGGGCGCGGGCGCGGGCGATGTCGCCGTCATCGAAGGCGGCGTTTGGGCCGTATTGGGTCCGATCCCAGTCGGCGACGCGCGGCCGGGTGGAGGTGGCTTCGTAGGGGCCGATCCGAGCGCGGCGAGGGGCGTTCGGGACGATGGCGAGCGGCTTGCGGGCCGGGGGCGGCTCGGGCTGATGTCCGGCGAGGTGTTTTGCTTTCGCGCGTTTGACTTTCACAGCCCTTTTCCTCCGGCCAGGTAGACGCCTTTCCGTCGGGTCGAGTTGCCGGACGCGACGGCGATGGCGGCCATCAGGTCGCGGATGTGCTTTTCGAGGGCTTCCGGCGTGGTGGGGACAAAGGTGATGCGCTTGTCGCCGGTGGCGATGGCGCCGACGGCTTCGCCGCGCGCCAGCAGCGGGAGCGCGGCTTGGGCTTGGGCGAGGGCTTCGGCCAGGGTTTCGAGCGGGACGCCGGAATAGAGACTCATGCGCCCGTGTATAGCAGGGGCGCGGGCGAAAGTTCAGGGGAAAAACTCGGGTGAAAAACGGTGGATAAGTCGTGAAAAGCGATGGCGTTCAACGGGTTGAACGGTTGCCGTCCGTGGCGATAAAAATCGGTTCGGGGCGGGCTGTTGTAGGGGCGACCGGCCGGTCGCCCCTACGTGCGGTCAATGCCGCCGATATCCGATCACGCGAATTCCATGCGGTGCTGTTTTTGGGCGGCTTCGATGCGCTTGCGCGCGATTTCGAAATAGCCGGGATCGATTTCGATGCCGAGGTAGCGATGCCCGGCGCGGATAGCCGCGACGCCGCACGATCCTGACCCCATGTAGGGATCGAGGATCAGCGATCCGGCCGGCAGAGCGAAATGATCGATGCACCACCCAAGCAGCGCGAGCGGCTTCATGCTGGGGTGGTGCTTGCAAAAATCGTTGGGGCCGTTGCAGTCCTCGCCGCCTCTTTTCGCCAGCAAGCCCTTCCACAGATGGCGGAACACCGTGCGCTTGACCTTTTTGCTGCACCACGCCAATTCAGAATCGGCGAAGCTGTCGGCCGGGCCAAGGCCACAAGATTTGTCCCATGTCAGCCACGCGCCGCTTTCCGGGATGGAGCGGCAGTAGTGATTAGCGCCCCACAGGATCACGTTATCGAACACCAGCCACGGCGCGGGATCGAAAGAACGGTCATCGCCGATGATGGTGCGGCCGGCGAATTTTTCGCAGTGATGCGCCTTCAGGTAACGCAGTTTTGATTTTCCACCCCCGCCATGCACGTACCCGATTCCATACGGCGGATCAGTCACCACGGCACCGATGCTGCCTTTATCCAGCGTGGGCAGGATTTCCAGGCAATCACCCAGGTACAGCGTCGCATCGCCGATGATGACGGGGTTCGAGGTCAAAGCGGCCTGACCCGGCTTTCGGCGCTGCGGGATGGCGCGGCGCGGCGGCCTGACAGGAAATCCCGCACCCTGGGCCGGCGAACGTAGGCCGCATCGCCGCCGTATTCCAAGCGGGCATCCAGGATCGCCGCTTCGACGGTTTCCGGCGTGAGCGGCTGGGCGGATAGCTTGGATCGGATGTAATCCAGAATATCGCTCATAGGGAAACTCTCCGGTGGCCGTTATTCGTCGCCTTCAAATTCAACGAAGTTTTCAGCATCACAGGTATCTTCATCATCGCAGATCAGTATCAACGCATGTCCGCGCGTGGCCTCCAAAAATCGGCCGAGCCTCCCCATGACATCCGGTTCCCCGCTATAAAAAACGTCCATTTTCCGCCATCCTTGGCCTACCCATATCTTCAGTTTTTTGTCAGTGCAAACGAGCGAGAAGGTCTGGCTCATAGAGAAACTCTCCGGGTGACGGTTTGGCGGCGAATGGCGGGGGGCGGAACGGGCGCGATGGGCGGCGGCGGGGCCGGGCGGGGCGATTCGGGCGATGGCATGGCGATAACGCCGTCGGCTCGGGGGGCGGGCGCGGCGCCGAACAGGTCGCCGGTCGCCGGCTCCAGGCGGTCCCGCAGGCGTTTCCACTCCGACGGGCGGCGCTTGTGCAGGCCTAGAAAATGGGCGGCGGCAAGGTTGTAAACGCACAGGTCAAGCGCTTCGTTGGCATCGCCCGGCGTTTTGACGTACTCGGCGCGCTTGAACCCTTTGACGTACCGCACCAGCTTCCGCTCGGCGGTCAACTGCTCGTAAAAGGTGTCGGGCAGATCGCGGTTGAAATGGATGGCGCCGGGGCCGGCGGGCAAGTGCCAGCGCGAAAACAGCCAGTCTTTGGCGGTGTCGGTGCCGATCATCCACAGCTCCGCGCCGGCCGGGATGGTCTTGCCGCGCCGGTTCACGTCCACTTTGCTGGGCTTGCTGGCGATGACCGGCCGGCCGGTTTTGCTGGCGCCCTTCACCGCCAGGGCGTACAGGCGGCGGCGGATGCGGGTGTACTCGTAGACCTCCTGGGTCGCGTTGCCGCCGGAATCGATGCAGCAGGCGGCGATCCGCATGGCCTGGTTCCATCCGTTCAGGATGGGGCGGGCCAACAGCTTGTCCAGCTCCCCCCAGACCGCCATCTCCGACGGCCGGCCGACGAGCACACCGTAATCGATGACCCAGCGCTCCATGCCCTCGCCCCACCCCATGATGAGGTATTCGAGGCGGTTGCCCTGGGTGTCCACGGCCATGGACAGCTCCAGACAGCCGGCCGGCACGGTCAGGGCCGCGAAGTCTTCGGCGCGCTTTTTCAGCTCGGCTGCGGTGGTCCGTTCGTCGGCGGCGTCGAAGGTGAGCGCGAGGCGGGTGTTGTAAAACACTTGCATCGGGCCTTTGTCGCCCTTCTCCAAGGCGGTGCGGGCCTTGACGTATTTTCGGGCGAGGGCCAGCCAGGACGACCAGCCCAGCGGGGCGTAGAGCTGCGAGATTTGAAACCCGGCCGTCTGGCCGTCGCCAGCGGCTTGCGCGCGCCATTCGCCGGCCGCGAGCATGGCCGGCTTGTGGCGCTCTTCGATTTCCGAACCGCAAGCGTCGCAGCCATACCACGCGCGAGTGAGCGCGTCGTCCCATCGGACGTGATCCCACGTGAGTTCCTGCATGGACTGGCAGTGCGGGCAGGGGACGAAATATCGGCGCTGGTCGGATTGCAGGTACAGCGTTTCGATCAGGCTTGCGCCCTCGATGGTGGGCGAGCTGCTGTAGTAGATTTTGGCGGTGTGGCCGAAGTTGGAGGTCCGGGCCTCGGCCAGCTCGACCGGATCGCCTTCGCCGCCAACGTCCATCTCCCAACGGTCCAGCTCGTCGCCGTACACGTAGCGGCAACTGATCTCGGAGAGGTTGGACGCGCTGCGGGCGGTGGCGAGGTACAGCGTGCCGCCGTCGTACTCCTTGGCTTCGATGGTGTTGCGGGCGTCCCGTGATCTGGGCGGCGCTACGCGGGCGTTGAGTTCGGGCACGGCTTTGATGGTTTCGCCGATGCGATGCGATACGCGCTTGACCAGCTTTTCGGTCGGGAACAGGGCGAGGATGTTGCCGGGCGACTGGTGGATGCTAGCGCCGATCCAGTTCAGCGCCACTTGGGTCTTGAGCAACTGCGATGCGCCCATGACAACCACGCGCCGGTGCGGGTCTTGCGGCGACAGGCACCGCATGACTTCGCGGGCGTAGGGCGTGCGGTCGGTCCGGTAATGGCCGGGCTCCGGGCCGCCGACTTTTTTCGGGATGATCATGTGCGCGTCGGCCCATCGATCAACCGTCATGTCTGGATCGGGCGCCAGAGCTTCCCGGATAGCGGCGGCGGCTCTGGCGTAGCCGCTGGGGACCGATTTATCCGGGCTGTTCGCCATGGGGCGGGCCTGCGATTTCCGGCGTTTCCAGGGCGCGGATGGCGCGGTCAAGCGCTGCGCGGATGTGGTGTTGCAAGGTGTCTTGAACCGTTTTTGGGTCTTGTTCGGCCGCGAGTTCGGCTGCCACGCGATCCGGGATTGCGAGAAGGTTGTCCCGGATCAGGCGAGCGGCGGTCTTGCACGCGCGCTGCACGCCGGCTGCGTCTACCAGGGTCGCCAGCTCGCGCTCGTATTTGATCCGTTCGTTCAGCGCGGCATAGTGCTCCCGCAGCGTTCGCGCTTTTTGGAAGCTGCCCGCTCCGGCGGGTTCGTCGGGCGGGGGCGCGTCGGATGGCTGTTCGTCGGCGATGGCGCGAATGGCTTGCATCGCCGGGGTGTCCGCGTCGGATGCGCGGCTAAGCTGGTGACCGGGGCTGGCGCGGGATTTCAGGATTTCGATAGAGGCGTCCACGTCCAGCCGACCGTCGGCGTCAAGGGTCAACACGCCCTGGGTGACGAGCTTGTTGATGTAGGGCCGCGCGACGCCGAGCAGGCGCGCGAACTCAGCTTGTGTGACGTTTGACATTTGGAATCCGCGCCTTTCACCTACGCCGCCCGTTCCAGACGGTCGGCTTCGGTGAATTTTTCGGCCTCGGTTCGCGC